GACCAGGAGGACGATACCCCGGGACCGCCGCCACAACTCCATGCTAGCAGTTTACGGCGCAGAGTACAAACAGCTTCCCAAGCGGACAGCAAAATATCCGCCGTAGCGTGGCGGATATTCGCGCGATGAAAGGATGTTACCAGGGCTGCGACAGGGTGAAAGGTTACGGCGCTAACCTTTCACCCTGCCTAGCAGCCTGGTCGGCGTCGAGGCTGAACTTAGAGGAAACCGTCACTGGCTCACTCTCGTTTGTTTGGCTGCTCGGACGCCTTTTCGAGGAGCTCGAGCATGCCTTTCTTGTGCTTCCTCCAGTGCTTCACGGCAGCATCGACGGAGCTAAACTGGCGGTGGCCGACCGTTACGAGGATGGTCTCCTCTGAACCTTCCATGTTTTCCAGTGTTCTGACAGGGATCCCGTTCCGGGTGCGGCCCTTGAACATGTTCAGGCGGGCACCGCGCGCGTTGGGGCCGCCGTCAACGATCGGCCACTCGGTGCGGTTAATGGCCGAGTTCTGGGAAAAGATGAATGGTGGATCTTGATTGGTGTAGGCGTTCTGGATGTAAGAGTCGTATATTGCCACAAACTGTGCCTTATCAATGAGGATTGAGCTGATCCAGCTGCGAGCGATGTACACCTCGCCAATAGATTTAGTGGTAACGGAAAAGACGCTAGTCCTGTTCATCACGAGTGCATTGGCAGGCTCCTTCATGGTAAGACGGTCGAAGGCCGCCTTGATAAACCGGACATCGGTCGCCCTGGTAATAATGCCCATGAACATGCAGCCCTCGACCATGAGGTAATCGGCATCAATATTAATGACGTCTCCCGAACACCCGGTGAGCCTGACCGTTTTGGCCTTGATGGTCTGGCCACGGAGATCGATGCCCACCACATTGATGAGATCGTATTTGCCGTTCGCATCCTCCAGCTGGGCAATGGTGGTAACATCTGCATTCGTCATGTTGTTTCCCCGTGTATTGTCAGGGTGAAGTGATGGTGTTGGTGGCGTTCCTTTCCTCAGGGAACCTGACAGCCTGTACGCGGTACTGCAGCGGGCGCAAATGGCGGGGTACTGCCGAGGACGGTGAATTTCGGTTCGGCCAGCGGCTTCCGGGTGACCGGGTGGTAATCGTCCCGGTCGACGAAGGAAACGGTGAGCAAGCCGTTCTCGGCAGCAACGACAAGCCGGAACTCATCAGCCAGGCAGCAGCCGTCTGTTTCGCGGGAGATGACCAGGGCGTGCTGCTCCTCGTCGAATGAGGCCGACGGCCTGCCGGGCTGCTCCGGGCACTCGTCACAGCAGTCACAGCCGCCGACGAGGCACTGGACGAACAGGGCCGGGGTAAAGCCGCGTCGCTCAACAACGATGGGGATCTCCCTGCACGACCACTCACGGCGGTCTGAGACGACAGAGACCGAGAGGCCGTACTCCTCCCTGTCCGGCCAGTATGACTTTGTGCGGTGGAACGTTCCGCACAGCTCAAGCGTTTGTCCGTCCCCGGCGTCGAGGTAGAGGTACCAGCTCCTCAGGAAGAGGGAGAACAGGTACTCCAAACGGCTGCCTGTTCCGCCGATTGCCCGCAGCACGGCCTCGGCATCCGTGGCCGGGACCAGTCGCGCTGTCATGGTTCGAGGATGGCGGAGCCGCGCAGCAACGGCGCGAGCAACCGGGCTGAGCGTCCGCTGCTGTCATAGCGGAGCAGGCCGCGCTCGATTGCGACGAACGTGATGGTTGCGGACCAGGCGCAGACGTCCCAGGAGACGACGAGCGAGATGTACCCAAGCGAGCCGGCGCCGATGATGAGCTCGGCCCCGGCCTTCTCGTTGTCGCATGCATCCATCTGGAGAAACGACTCGCGAATTGCTTCCCGGAAGAACTTCGCGGGGTCGATGAGCTCCTCCTGCATACTCCTCCTCCACGGGTGATACAGTAAGTCTAGCAGGACTGCAAGCAGTTCTGCAAGCATGATGGAAGCGGAGGCCGAGATGCCGGCAGACCGCACCGCTGGAGGACGGGCATGACCCGGGCTATGGCAACCTTCATCGCGGTGGCATTCATCGGCGCCGGGCGAACCACCTGTTCAGCGCGGCGGCGGCGCTGTCCGACCCGGTCGGCACAGACCAGACATCGCAGGGCACAGGCACCGTCCCGCACATCTACGCGCGCTGGTAGTCACCCCCATCACAGGAGGACGAGCATGACCCCAACCATGGCCACCCTGATCACCGGCGCCGTCATCGGCGCCATCGGCGCAGCTAACCGAGTGACGAAGCACATGATTGTCAACAGCTTGGACGACGTGGAAGACCTCGCGGAGGAGTACGCCGCATGGAGCGAAGAAGCGGAGGCGTTGCCTTGGGTCCTATCCGCAGAAGCGGTTGAAAGAGCCGCCCGTCGTTGGTGGCGCCGGCATGGACGCGGCGTCTTTGGCCATGATGAGCAGATGGAGCTCTTCCGGCTCATAGACGAGGAACTCACCAAAGCAGCCAAGAAGAGCCGTTAGGCAAAACCGCTCACTTCCTGATGCGATCACTCGGGCGGCGCGACCAACGCACTGTAAAGGGCATCAACGGTGGCATCGGGGCCGTTCTCGTCTGCGGCCACGGCCGCCGGCCGTGGCTCGGTGAACTGTAACGAGTGCACATGTGTCTCGAACAGCTCTCGAACCTCAGTAAGTGTGAAGCCCTTGCTTTCCTGCGCGCGACCTTCGAGGTGGCCGAGGTAGTCGTCCACGACGGTATCGGCCAGGCTCGGGAGAATCCGCTTGAGGGGAGCGACCTTCACCTTCATCCAGGCGCCCTCCGCATCGAAAAGGATGACGCCGAGGTTCTTGGCCTCGCCACGACCAGGACTTTCTAACCAACGTATGAGAGTGAAGTATGCCTTCTGGACATCCGTAGCAGCAGTCATTCGGCATCCTTCAGGCGATCTGCCAGTAATCACATCATCTGGTGCGGGAGAACTGGAAGCAGTCATAGCGCTAGTATAGCACAGCAGCGCTTCAGCATGAAGCAGATACGCGATTCCTATCTTTACTGCATTGCCGCTGTTACATTACCAATGCCGCTCCACGCGCATAGCTGATACCAGGCCGAGCATCAGTGCGTGCTGGAGGTGCTGGAGCGCAAGATACCGACAGATCTCACAACTGGAGGACGGGCATGACCCGGGCTATGGCCATCCTGAACGCCATTACCATCGGCCAGGCGCAGAGGGCGGTGCAGTGACGGGCCGCGTGTCAGTCCGGGTGCCGGTCTGGCTCGACCTCGCGACCGGCGAGACGGAGTATGTCACGCTCGAGGGCGAGCCGGACCGCGATTACGGCCACGTGTTCGGGCCGGACCAGGCGGAACGCTGGCTGGCCGCTCATGACGAGGCACTGCGGGAGCGCGAGGCCCCTGATCAGCGGCGCAGACGGCGTGGATGATGCGATCGATGGCAATCGTTCCGGGAACGCACGCTTTGGGGCGCAGAGCCGACCGGCGATTCGCAGCGGAAAGCCGTACGGGTGGCGGGCTCGTGCTGCATAACGGCGCCGCGGCCAGGCATGAGGCAGAAAAGGCGGTAAGGAAGCGATCGTCCACGCAGGAAGAGACGAAACGCGCCGCACCCGGCGTTCGGGACAAAAGTTCGGCCCCGGTATCGGCTATAGGGAATTTAGGGCCGGAAGGCACCCTGCGGCGCGCACCTCGTGGCAGGGTGAGCAGGGCCAATTTGGCAGACGTTTTGTCGCCTCCAACGACGCGATGCGGTGCACAGGAGCCCCGGTTGCCGCCATCGGAGGCGCGCCTGGGCCCGATGGCCGGCAGTGCTGGCGGCAGCCACGATGCTGACCAGGTGTCGTGCGCCTGCAGGGCTGTCGGCTTCGCCTGGCATTGTCACGGCCGAACACGCGGCATCTGCATGGCTGGCCGGGGCGCAGGTGTCGGCGCTCGACAGACGTCGAGCCCCAGGTGGGCCGCGCCATGGCCCGCGCAGCTGACCAAGGCGCAGCTGCGCGAGGTGCTGTGGCCGGCCGGCTGGCCCGACAGGCAGGCTGACGAGGTGCTGGCGGTGGCGTGGTGCGAGATCCGGTGGATCCCGAGGACCGTGGGTGATGGCGGGTGGTTCTCGAGCGCCGGCCTGCCGCTGGAGCGCTGGGCCGTTCACGTGGTAAACGCGAACGTGGCGCTCCGTCTCCTGGAGCGCCACGTTAGGTTGGGTGGCGGGCATCCTAGCGGGGAGCCGGCCCAGGCCGCCGCACGCGGTGGATGCCGGCGGCCGCGAGCTCGTCGAGGACATCGGTCGGGATGCCCTCGATGTCCTCCAGCCACTCCTCGGGGGCGACCGGATACCCGCTGAGCGGGCTGGTCTGCCCCTCGGGCCCGCAAAGGATGAGCTCCCTGCTGCCGTCGGCGTATTGCAGCACCGTCCACTCCCAGCCGGTGCTATCGACGGCGGTAGCGGCCCGGTCGGCCGTAGCGTCCATGATCGCCAGGCACGGGCCGATGCCCGTCCCGTCGACCCTGACAAGGCCCCAGTCAGTCTCAGTCACGTTAGCCATCATCTCGTCCTCCTTGGCCTGCCATCTTCAGTGCCCTGACGGCCATCTCAGGGCAGACGGGAGCATTGCTCCCGTTTCGACTAGCTGGCCTTGGCGACCCTGCTCTCGATGGCCTCCTGCTTGAGCTGATGGAACCGGCCGAGGACGTGCTGGGGCACGCCCTCGAACCAGCGGACGTCCTCGTTCGGGGCGAAGGGGTAGCTCCACCATTCGTTCTCGGGTGCGTCCGGCTCGGTGCAGTCCAGAGTGCAGGAGCCGTCCTCCCACACGTAGAAGGCGTAGCGGCAGCCGTTGTCGACCACCTCGTCTTCGGCAAGAGCCCGGGGAAGCCAGGCGTAGCCGAGGACGAGGTCGCGGGCGATACACGGCCCGATGTACGTGTCGTCGAGGTAGCGGCCGATTTCCCCGGCGTATGCGTCGGCCTCTTCCTCGACGAGCCGGTGGAGGTCGGCGAGGACCTCGTCGCTGACTGCGCCGAGGTCGTGCTTGCCCCACCATCGCTGGGCGGCGCGCTCGATGACCTCCGCAACGGCCTGCTCGCGGGTGATGACCCGGGCCTGGTCGTACTCGCCGAGGTAGCGGCGAGCCTCGTCCAGGAGATCGGCGAAAGTTGTGAGGGTGGTGGTCATTGGGTCCTCCTGTGGCCTGCCTCATTCAGCGCCCCGGCGGCCACCCGGGGCAGACGGGGCCGAAGCCCCGTTTCGGCTTAGCCTCTCGCAATTTCGCGCAGCAGTCTCGCCGCCTTCTTCATGCGCGACTGATGCGTTGCCAGGTTAGCAAGCTCACCGTAGGCGGCGAGGTAGTACTGTGACCAGCACCGGCCGTACCGGGCATTGAGGGCTTCACGGATACGCTGCCGAATTGCCCGGAACTCCTCAGCCCGGGCAATCGCGGCCTCCGCGTCGAATGACGGGGTGAGCCGGATAGCACCCCCAATACGCTCAACTTCGCGAACCAGGCCACTGCCATGCATGCGCCCCAGGCACTCGCACTCGCAGCGTCGGCCACGAGCGCGAGTGCAACGGTGATCGCAGGGGCTCAGATGCAGCACTCGCACCCAGTGCGCCTCGATGCCGTCAACAGGGCCCAGCAGCCGTACAGGCCCCTGGCAGAGGTTGCAAATAGTGGGTACCTCTGCCCCGAACGTCTCGGTGGTGACGGTGCCCGCAAGACAATCGGTGCACCGCCAGTAATAGCGGGTAGCCTCGATGGTGGTGGTGGTGGTGGTGGTGCTCATGGTTCCTCCTGGTTGTTGTCTGGCGCGCCATCCTGGGCCGCACAGGCCCACAGTACGGCAATCGCGCCAGGGAGTCAATACATGTAACTGGGGATGGGTCATGTTCCGATTGGGCCGACGAAACAGAGACGGAGACGCGAGGGATCACCAGGAGACGATGGCGTGTCACCAGGGCAAACGGCACTGCTGGGAGACATGCCAGGGAGACGGCAGAGACGGCAGGGATGGGGAGACGGGAGATGGTGGAGACGACAGGGATGGGAGGGATGGGAGATGAGAGATGGGAGAGACGGGAGATGGGAGATGGGGGAGATGGGGGAGATGGGATGGGAGATGGTGGAGACGACAGGGATGGGGGAGACAGCAGGAGATGGTGGAGACGGGAGATGGAAGATGGGAGATGGTGGAGACAATCCATCCCCAGTGCCGCCATCGCGCATGCTGGCAGCACCCGATTTGCCCGGCAGCCATGCAGCACCACGGACGCCAGGGGAGACGGCATCGGTTCGGTCCGAGTCTCGCATTATCTGAGTTATGGCAATCAGCACGGCCGCCTGGGGCACCCTCGCCTGTCGCCCTGCGGGGTTAGCGGCCAGAGGTTGGTCCGGGTCGCGAGTGCGCGCGCGGGGGGATGGCTCCCCCCATATCCAATACGCGCACCCGTTCGGCCGGCTGAAACCTGGTACGCGCGCGGGTTCCGGCCGTGCCAGGCAGCGAATGGCTCCCTGGGCTCACAGAATGGCCGTAGCGCCGCGGAACGCCTCACGCTGGTAGGAAACTACTGCCGCGGCGTTTTCGAGGCGCAGCGGCAATTTTGCGGCGGCGCAAAAATTTTCGGCCGCGTATCTTTTATTTTTCCCTTCGGGAATTTGCACGGGTGGGGGTGGGTGTTAGAGGAGTTTTTCTCGATTGGGGGGAATGTGGGGTTTTTCGAAACGTCTAAAACTTCATGCAAGAAGTTTTCGTTGAAGGCAGAATCCCAATGTTCCTGGTTCCAACATCTAGAGCTTTGCAGGAAAGGAAAGACATCATGCTCCGAACGCGAGTGAGGAGCATGATGTCTCATTCGTTTCACTCAACGGACATATCGGGATTCAGAGCGTTTCACTGTGAAAAGCCATGCTTCACGGAAATGTTTGTGAGCCAGAGCTAAAGTCAATTCAGAAAAAAGAAAAACCAAACTCAGGTTTGAGTTGAGTGTTTTCAGCTAAGAACGGCCTCTAGACTTGAAACGTTTCTTTTTAGCCAACATGTAGCTTCAGAGCGATTTTTACGCTTTGAAACTGTTCTGTGGCAATCACGTTTTCAGCATTGCTCGTTCAGGAGGTGTTTTCTTTTTTGAAAGAACTGACCTGCCTGTCTTTCAACCTTTCCCGGTTAAGCCCGGCACTCAGCTCAGTGCGTTTTGAGCTCTTCGCTTACGCGGGGGCCCTCCTCTCCGCCGGGCCGGCGGAGAGGAGGGCGCTCTCAGCAGTGTTCGGTTCCAGGAACCCGGCTGCTCCGTTACGTCCGCCTCTCAGCAGTGTCCCGTTCCAGAACCCGGGCCTGTCCGTTGCTCGCGCCTTGCTGAAGAGGGCGCGGTTCCAATAAGGCTGACCCCCCCTGGCGGTCTGGTTGGGACGAGCCGCCTCTCGAAGTACTGCTTCGAGCATGAAGTAACCCTGGCCATGCTTCTTGGTAACGGGCGCTGGCTGCTTGATGCGCCCCGGAAGCGGCCTGACGCGCCCTGCGCGTCGCTACATGGTTACGAGCATGCGTGCAAGCACCAGTATATCACCGAGTATGGCGAAGCACCCCTCAAGCGATCAAGCGCCTTAGCAATATGCTAGCATAGGTCCCGTGAGAGCACGCCTGAAAGACCCGAACAGGATCCGGCGCCTCATTGCCCTGCGCTGCTTCCTCTGCCGGAAGCCGTTTCTCAGGGACTACACCAGCTGGAAGTGGGCGCTGAGGAGCGGTGCAAGCGCTGACAGGGCGTTCTGCTCGCGGCGCTGCATCGGGATCTATGCGCGGGGGAGGCGGCGATGACGCGCGAGCTGAAACCCCTCCTGCCGAAGCAGAAGGAGGCGTACCGCCACATCATCACCCAGCCGCAGGACACCTACCTCCTCCTGGGCTACGGCGGGGCGATGGGGGGCGGCAAGTCGTTCCTCATCGCCCGTACGATCGTCGACCTCCTCTTCGCATTTCCCGGGATCAGCATCCTTCTCTGCCGCAAGGAGCTGACCGCCCTGAAGTCCTCCACCATGCAGGAGCTCTGGAAGGCGCTCCCGCCCGGCATGTACACCAAGAACGACAACGAGCACTGGATCGCTGTCCGCGACCGGACATGGCCGCAGAACGTCACATCCGTGCTCCACTACACCGGCGTCCAGGATGTGCTGAAGCTCGGCTCGTCGCAGTACCAGGCGATCTTCATCGATGAGGCAGGGGAGCTCACGGGGCAGGAGGGCTACGATATCGCTCACTACCTCCTCACCCGGCTTCGCTTCGGCCTCTTCCCGAAAGAGGTCGATGACATGCTCCGCCAGCAGTGCGGCCATGTCGACGAGGTCAAGCACCCTGAGCTCTGTTCCGACTGCCCGCCCGGGTGGTGCGCAAAGCACGACGATCTCGTGGTCTGCCCGAACATCTGCCCTTCAGGCATCTGCCCGCGCCACGGGCCGATCAGGGGGCGCGGCATGCGCTACCTGTTCTTCGCCGCCGCCAACCCTGAGCCCGGCTTTTTCACCGACTGGTTCTGGAAGGGCCAGTACGGCGATGCCCTCAAGGCCCTGGAGGAGCACGGCAAGGTCAAGGTTGTCTTCGTCCAGTCCCTCCCGCGCGACAATCCGCACAACGGCCCGTTCTACGAGGAGAACCTCCGCGCCCTCCTGCCGCCCGAGAAGGTGAAGCGGTACGTCGAGGGAAGATTCGATGTCTACGCAGGCCTCGTGTACGAGGCGTTCAACCCGGATATCCACGCGTGGAAGGACCCCGTCCCGAAGTATGTCGGCGTGTACGGCGGCATCGACCTCGGCTTCGAGCAGAGCGATGCGCACTACACGGCCGGCATCGTTGCCGTGCTGACGGATACCGGCCGCCTTATTCGCGTCGACGAGTTCCAGCAGCGCGGTGTCGGCGTCTACCGTCGGCTCGCGGACTGGATGGGCAGGATGGAGGAGAAGTGGGCGAAGCCGATCAAGAAGCAGATCCGCTGGGTCGGCGACCGCTCGCAGGGTCTCGGCATCTCCGAGCTGAAGCGGGCGTTCGACATCGTCCCGTCGAAGGGCGGCCACGACAGTGTCGAGAACGGCGTGCGCCTCGTCTCGATCAGGATGCTCCCCGATGCGACGGGGAAACCGGGGTCGTACTACCTGCCGGCAGGCCATGCCGAGGGCGGATGCCCGAACTGGGCGCATGCCGTGTCCGAGTGGGTGCGCGACAAAGACACGAACAGGCTTGTTGATGAGCCCGACATTCTTGCAGCAGACAGGTACATGCATGAGCGTTTACGGCAGGGTCCCGGAGACCCTCGTGTATTCTTGAGACAGCTTCCGGTGGTGCGCGCAGGATGATGCCGGCATCGTTCTCTATCCCGTTCGGAACAGTCCCGGTGACGTTCTCACTGGATGAGCTCTGGCTTCTTGAGTCGAAGATCGCGCCTGAGCCGCTTCCGAATATGGCGGAGATGCGTTTTCCACCAGGGAGCCTCGAACTGAACCAGCTTATCATCGAAGCAATCGTGACCTGTGTCGATTCGATGCTCGACGAGTACACCATTCCTCTGACGTTCGGGGACTGCCTTGCCATCTGCTCCGCTGTTTCTCGCGACGTCACTGATGCCGACGGGGTTGCCATCGGCGAGAGCGTCCTGCTCAAGACGTTCCGCGCGCGGAAGGCGCTCCTCTACGGCGACAGCCCTGTTGTGGACGAGCCAGTCCAGCCTGTGAAGGCTGAGGTGGTGCGAAAACTGGCGGCGATGGAGGTGCAGCATGCCGCAGACGAAGACCATTCCTGAGATTGAGACTCCTGTCAAACCGCGGGAGGTCCCGTGGCAGGAGGAGTACACGGACCCGTGGGAGATCTGCCCGCAGCAGAAGCGGGAGCTGGCGAGTCCCGACGTCGAACCCTGATGCCGCAGTATCTGTATCGTAGCCCTGATGCGTTTGAGCCCAGGCTGAAAGGCCGCAGGCTGCGCACGCTCATGAACTACCTTGCAAACGGTTCAGATGCCGGCGTGATGTCTGTCAGTTCCCGGGTGAACGAGTGGCTGCTCGATACTGACGGCATGGCGCCGGAGGCCATGCTGGAGAAGTTCTCGGCAGAGCGTCCGGAGAAGCTCGAAAACATCGCCGTGTACAGGGGTATGCAGTGCATCGGCCGTGACCCCGAGCTCTCTCCTGCGCTGCTCGATCTTGCCCTCCAGATTGCCTGGGACCTTCACCTTGCCTGCGAGGCCGCGTTCACCGGGAAGCCGTACGCGGGTGTTCGCCGGGGAATCGAGCCGGTTTCAGACGCGCACGTGCGGAAGGTCATCGAAGCGTCGCAGCGCGAGCTGAACCGCGAACTGCGTCCCGGGAAGGATGGCAAAAGACGGCCTGCTGTGAAGCTCGACGAGCTGCCGTGGCCGATCCAGCGCGCGTTCGCAGAGCGCCGCCGCCTCCGCTACCGCCAGTGGGGGATCACGAAGGAGCGCTGGGAACAGAACAGGATTTCGCTGTTCGAAGTCCCGGAGGATCCGGACTGGGAGCCGCCGTTCCCGCCCGTCCACCAGTACAGCGATACGCTGCACTACTTCATCGCGTATTAGGGCTGTAAATCTTCATGGCGGTGCTATGCTTCGACCATGACTGGTGTCCCGTCCGAAACTGAAATCCGCTCCATGCTGGATTATGCGCGCGAGATCCAGCAGGTGCGGAACAAAATGATTCTGCGCCTGCGGGACCACCTCGAGGGAAAGAACCCAATTACTGTCCCGCGCTCGATGCAGTATGTCGCCAAGGCATCGCACGGGTTCCACCTCAACGCTATCTTCAACGAAAAGATAGCGCGCTACCGTCCAAACCCCCAGTTCAAGTGTGTCCCTGTGTCGAAGAGCGGTGCGCCGACACAGGAATCGATTTCGCGCGCGGCCGAGCTCGAACGGGCCCTCAACGCCCTCATGCTCACGTTCTCAGAGAACGCTTCCGATACGTCGTGGGAGCGTGTGGTCAGGGACGTGATCATGATGGATGCCGGCGTGGAGAAATACCTGCCGGTCCCGTCACAGAAGTGGGCTGCGCTTGTCCCGTCGCGCAGGCGGTACATCGACGAGGAGACGGGCGAAGAGGTCGAGGAAGACCAGGAATATGATGACCTCTACAGGATGCTCGTCTCGCAGGGGCGCGAGGGCGAGTACGAGAAGGCCAAGGATGAGTACCTCCGCGCTGCCGGCGTGCCGATTCTCAGGCAGTGGGTTCCGCTCGAGCGGTTCTACCCGCTGTTCGAGGGTGATCTTCTCTACGACTGTTTCGAGATCGAGGAGCGCAGCCTGCGGTCGGTGCTGCAGAATCCGCTCTTTTCGCCTGATGCGCTGCGCGGCCTGCCGAAGATCGAGAACGGCGGCGTACGCCAGAGGGTGGTGCTGCTGCACTACTGCAACTGCCACTACTACGCCTACTACCTGCTTGCACCGAGGACTGCGCGTGGACAGTGGCCATCGCTGCTGAACATTGCCGAGGGTCAGCCGCGGCTGCTGTACGCCTTTGAGCACGGGATCGGAAGGCCGCTCTACAACTACATCATCGGCCGCGGGGGCGGATGGAAGGACGGCACGTCGGAGATTGAGCCGATGCTGACGGCGCTGCTCGACCTGTCGCAGGACCTGGACGAGATGCGTTCGCAGACCATGACGTACGTCCGCCGTGTCGGATGGCCGACGCGTATCTGGAAGGTGAGCGCCGAGCGCCGCGATGTTGACGGTTCGCTGCCGCCGACTCCTGAAGTGCCGGAGGGCGGGGTTATCCCGATCTGGTCGGATGAATCGATCGAGCCGATCAATGAGCAGTTCGAGCAGTTCGGCCAGATCCGGTGGCTCTATGACTCGACCGAGGCGCGGATGAACTCGCTGGCCGGGTCGCCGGCGCTGTTCGGGCTCCGGACGCCGGGTGTCGAGACCGGCTATCACCAGCAGATCCAGATTACGCAGGCCGAGAGTCTTGACGCGAAGATCGAGCAGCGTCTTGCCGCAGGCGCGGTGAATGGCGTGAGGATCGTGCTCGACATTGTCCGCGCGCTCGGCGAGAAGGTGTATGTCCAGTCGGTGACGAAGGACCGGCGCGGCCGGGAAATCGGCCAGTACCTGTGCATTGACCCCGCGAAGCTCGACCCCCTGCCGCTGATTTTTGCGAAGGTGCGTGACCCGCGGCCGCAGGACATCCTGGTGGCGTCGCAGGCTGCGCTCCAGCTGACGCAGATCAGGCCCGGCCATAACTCCCCGCTTGTGACGGATGCCTGGGCCCTCGAGGAGCTTCTCGGGATTTCTGACCCGGAGCAGATGGAGCGGGAGAAATGGATCCAGGCCAAGCGGCGCGAATGGCTGGCGTCCCCGATCGTTTCGCAGATGATCGGCAAGGCGCTTGGTCTGGCGCTGGCCGAGCAGGAGCATCCCGGCCCTGTTCAGCCGGGCGAGGCGGAGCAGGCCTCTCCGGCCTTCCTCGAAGCGATCCGGAATATCAATGCGTCCGGGGAGGCTGCCAAGATGGGCGGTGTTGCACCGGACCAGCTTGTGGCCCAGGCGATTGGGCGCGTCCAGCAGCGGTTCGGAACTGGCGGTGCGCTGCGTGGTGTAGGCGGCGGCCTTCCGCCCGGCGCGCCGCAGCCGCTGCAGACCGTCGGCCGCGGGCGCCAGATCCTGCGCGATACGGGTGCGCTGGGGGTAGAGCCGAGTGGCGAGCAGTGAGATTGAGACCGGGCTTCCTGCCGATGCGGAGTCGCTGATCCAGGATGTCGCCGATGCGGTCCTGAAGGACATCCAGTTCCTGCTCAGCATCCTGATGCCTGACGGGAGGCCGTTCGGGATGGTCCCCATGACGGAGAAAGAGCAGATCCAGCAGTACCTCGAACAGGGGCTGCATGACGATGTGGGCGCGGCGGAGGGCTGGATCAGGGCAAAGGTGGGCGAGCTTCGGCAGCTTCTGGAATCGTTCGGCGTTACAGAAGAAGAGATGCAGTACATCCACCTGTACGACATCGTTGAAGCGGCCGCGATTCACTGGTCTGCAAAAATGGAAGCAAAACTGAAAAAGCATGGTATGTTGCCGGTGAGGTTTGGTGGTGGGGTGAGCGATGCCGCTTCCGGATACCAAGGGTGAAGGCTCGGGAACAGTTGTAGCCGATGATCTCAATCCGCCGTCGCTGACTGGCGACCGGCCGCAGATTCCAAAGCCGCAGATTCCAAAGACGAAGGACGAAGCGAAGCGCCAGGCTCAGCAGGCCGGGCAGCGCTGGGTTGAGATGCAGGCCGAGGCTGCCAGGAACGGCCTGTATATCGATGTCGACGACGGCGAGGTCAAGGTCAAGATCAAGAATCCCGTCTTCGAAAGGATGTCTCCCGAGCAGCGGGCCCAGGCAAAGGCCCTTGGCATTGTCGACGAGTACATCTGGGTCAGTGCTGTCGATGCAGGATTCCCCGAACTGCAGGAAGCGTATACCAATAAGGAGCTCGCTGAGGAGCTTGTCAAGTACCTCGGCGATACGGAAGGCGCCGGGGCTACGTACCTCGATCTCGAGAAGGCGAAGACGAAAGAGGTTGAGCGCCAGTACGAGGATTTCAAGGACAGGGCATCGCTGCTCTACGACCTGATGCACAAAGAGCAGCAGTATGCCAAGAACGCCGATGACCAGAACTATGAGAACCTGAAGCGGCAGAGGGAGCTCGGGATGGCGTCGCCGTTCGGTTACTACGCGAAGCCGTACTACAGCATGACGCTTTCGCGGATTCTTGCCCCGAGCCTTCCTGACTATGTGCTCCCCGACTATCGGCTGAACCAGTCTGTCGGGCTTCCCGGTCCGCAGGGGTTTGATGATCCCGATTATCCGTGGCTCCAGGCTCCTGCGTATGCGTTCGGGACGAAGCCCGGCCTTGGGTGGTATCGCCCGACGCGGGTCCCGTGGCCGTGGGGTGGGCGGCGATGACGTATCCTGCGCCAGGCCAGATTGCAGCGAACTCGATCCGCCCGTTCGGCGGCCGAGTTTTCGACCAGGCTACGTGGGTGACGGTCGCCACGCAGGAGCTGATCAACGGCATCGTCAACCAGGCGATCCAGAGAGGCGGCGCCTCGAATGTGGGGCTCCCTGCGTCGTGGCCGTACGGGCCTATCAGCGACAGGGAAATCCTTGCCGGAGGCGAAGCGTCGCCCTCGCTGATTGCCAAGGTCCAGGCCTACGTCAACTCGCCTGCCGCGCAGAATGATCCCGACTTCAACGCCTGGCTCGGCCTCTCATGGGCCGAGGCGCAGCCGGGCGGGTGGATCGATCAGCCGCTGAGTGTAAACGACCAGGTGCAGCTTGCGCGCCTTGCGCTCGATCAGCGGAAGTACCTCGACAGCCTGATCGGCGGCGGCAGCCGCAGTTCCGGTGGTTCAAGTACGGTCAGGGTTTCGAGCGGCGGTGGCGGTGGCGGCGGGAGTTCAGGTACCGACTACGGCCTGAAGCTTGGTTACGAGCAGGCGAAAGCCCAGCTCGAAATGGAGCTGATGCAGAAGCGGTTTGAGCTCGAAAAGGAGCTGAAGCTTCTGCAGTTTGCGCTGGAGAACGACCCGAACAACCCGAGGTTGCAGCTGGAGCGCCAGCGTCTTGAAGAGCAGATCCGCCAGTTCGACGAGCAGATGGCGTATCAGCGCGCGCGTGACGAGATGCAGACGAATCTCGAGCGCGCGCGGATTATCGCCCAGCTCTCGGCTGACCCGGGCGATGCCGTTGCGCGGGAGTATTTCCTGAGGACCGGGCAGTTCCCGGTTGGGACGCCTGTGAATATCTGGACCGGGCAGGCCGGTGATCAGCCGATGACGCTTGGGCAGCTGATGCAGCTCCAGGCCCCACTGGTGAATCCGTTCCTGAGCAGCGCCTTCGGCGGCGGTCCGCCGCAGACCATCCCCCAGGGGCAGCCCGCAGGAGGAACCGGGCAGGCAGGCGGTGGAAGTCAAAACGGCGGCGGAGACGAGCTGCCCCAGTTTGCGCGGGGGACCGTTCGCGGTGGCGAGGTGACGAAGGACGGGTGGACGCGGGCGCGCACGTTCATTGTTGGCGATCCGCAGCTGCCTGGTGTTCCGAATCCGGAGGTGGTGAAGTTGCGGGTGAAAGATGGGCGTCCGCAGGCGATGGTTGTCCCGCTGTCCAGGCTTGCCGGCGGCGTGCCGATGTATGCGGGCGGGACAAGAGACCCGTGGGCGTGGCAGAACTACGGCGGCACTGCTTCAGCCAATGATGCGAATGGCGACGGTATCGATGACATGACCGGGCTGCCGATAAGCGGGTCAGCTGCTTCCGGCGGTTCTTCTTCCGGGGGTACATCCGGCGGCAGCTCGGCAACGACCGGCATTGTGCTGGAGGGCAGTGCCTCGCGCGACCTGAATGGAGACGGAATCGACGACGTGACCGGCCTTGCGATCGGGGTGAAAACCGATCTGTCGAGTCCGACAGGTTTCTCCTACAACGGCATCCCTGTGTATGCCAATGGCGCAAGGTATACGCCGCCTGCAGGCACGTCGAGCGGCGGCTCTTCTGCGGGTGGTACATCCGGCGGCACAGGGACAACGACCGGCGCTGTGCTGGTGGGCGATGCATCGCGCGACCTGAATCGAGACGGTATCGATGATGTGACTGGCCTTGCGATCGGCGTAAGGGCCGATTCGTCGAGCCCGACAGGCTTCTCGTTCAACGGTACTCCTGTGTATGCCAATGGCGCGACGTATACGCCGCCTGCCAACACCGGCGGTTCGAACGGCGGTTCTACAGCAGGTGGCACGGCAGGCAGTACTCCCGGCGGTGGTTCGACGGGCAGCACGGCGCCGGCTGCCGGGATGTCATGGGGAACGGTTCCGCTGTCGCAGGGCTGGAACCTGATCACGTCGCCGATTTCGGTAAACTACAACGATCTTGCGAATCCGCAGAACGTCTACATCGTCGATCCTGCGACAGGGCAGGTGCGCCGGCTGAACCAGGGCGAGACGATTGCTCCCGGGACCGTGGTGTGGGTGTACGCTGGGACGCAGACCGTTCCAGGCGCTCCGCCGGGTACTGCCGGGACCCAGCCGCCGCCGTCCTCCGCTCCACCGCCGTCGAGCACGCCTCCCGCATCGCCGCCGTCCTCGGCTCCGCCGCCGTCGAGCACGTCTTCTCCGTCGTCCACGGGCAGCGGGAGCGGGAGCATCTCGAAGCCGATTGGAACGGTAACGATTGGCGGGGTGGCGATCGACATCTACCCTGATCGGCAGTACTTCGACCCGATAACAGGCCGCGTGTACACGGGTGCCGAGATAGCGCAGATCATGCGCGATCCCGGTGCTTCCAGGCCTGCCGGCCTCGTCGGCCTTGTCGAGGATAATTGGTACGTTGACCCGGTAAGCGGCGTTTGGGTGCGTGGTTCTCAGATTATGGCGGACCCGTTCTGGAACTCGCCCTACCGCGGGATGAAAGAAAGCGACAAGATTACCAACCCGAACAGCCAGTACGCCGGAAGCCAGCTTGGCGAGGCGCTCCCCCTGATTCTCAACGAGGACCGCGGCCTTACGCGCGAGGACCTTGCGAACATGCCGAAGCCCGGCCAGACTGCGGGGCTCGCGAGCCGCGACCTGGACAGGGACGGGATCGATGATGTCAGCGGCCTTGCCGTTGGTGTTGTTGCTGATCCGCAAAGCCCCTCCGGCTACCGTGTCGGGAACATCCCGACGGATGCTCTTGGAAAGCCGATCCCGGGCGCCGCGCCGATGCAAAACGTTTCCGGGAATACCAATGCGATGACGATCAAGACGGCTGCCGGCGATGTGGCCACGTCGGTGTTCACGGAGAAGTCGTGGGATGGCGGAGGGACGTACACGATTCTCCCGGGCGATGTGAAGACGGCCGATGGGACGTGGATCAGGTGGAATCCGATACGGCGGACATGGGAACCGGTTCTTCCTGCTCTTACCGAGATCAGAACGTTTGAGGAATGGCTCAAGCTCCCGGACGAGGTGAAGCAGGCGATTCTCGGCGGGCGGCCAACGGGCTACGTCGTTACGGATCCGAACATCTTCTACCGGTATAACGTCGGTCTCGGCGACACCAGTTTTGTTCCTGCGACGGAACGGAACTGGAACAGGCTTTCGTTTGAGGAGCAGAACCAGCTCATCGATGAGTGGATGAGGATTGCGCCGCAGCTTCCGAAGGAGCCGTGGAAGGTCACGTATGAGGAATTCCTGGCGCTTCCTGACAACGCGCAGCGGTGGCTGCTCGAGCACGGGATGGTCCAGAGCATCGGCGGGGCTCCTCAGCCCGGGTACAGCTACTGGGATAACGGGTATCTCCGCAGCTATCCGCAGCCGCTCGTGACGTACGGGCCTCCTCCACGCAGGGAGGTGACGTATTCGTTTGGTGGTTTCGCAAGCGATGACGTGCTTTCGCGGCTGTATCCGCCGGTTCCGATCGCACCCGTGCCGATTACTCCGACCCCGGTTACGCCGATCGATCCGCTTACCGGAGCCCCGATGCCACCGCTTACCTGGGGTGCCGGCGGCGGGCAGGGCGCTTCTGCTCTCACGACCGGCGGCGGTCCTCCGGGGGCAGGGCAGGGCGCTGGAGGTCCCGGGACGCCTGCGGCAGGAGGCGGTACGGGCGGCGGCGGCGCCGGCGGCGGGCAGACTACGTGGAATGCGAATACCCCGCTCTCGAACCTGACGCTCGGCGACCTGATGAACATGTTCTCGACTATGAGCTACGGGCAGGGTGTTTACAACAACCTTCCGCTGCTCAGGTTCCTGCGCGGGGAGATTGGGCCTGGTGAGTTCTTTGCGATGACGAACAACCCGGTGCAGGTCCCGGGCCTTGGGATCAGCCTGCCGAGCCCGGCGCAGGCGGCAAACATGAATAAGCTGCTTACCCTCATGAACAGCGGCGGATGGGATCTTGCGAATGCGCTGTATACGGCCGGCGGCATTCCGCTGTCGCTTATCGCCCAGCTTGCCTCGTGGCTCCTGCCTCCGGGCAGGGCATATGAACCATCGCTTGTGAGGTTTGTGTGACGTGGCGCTGGTTTTTGGCGAGGGCGGCGGCGGTGTAGGGTCCTCCTTCAAGCCTGCCGGCGCGACGCTCAGCGGTGTCATCGCACGGGCGGCCGGTGCAGTCAGCGGAGCCGGTGCAGCCGCGCAGGCGGCTGTGCAGGCGGCCGGCACGAAGGCGCAGCAGGTCGGTGTGTCCGGGACGCCTGTTGAGGGAAAACCCAATCTGCTCTGGGTGGATACGCCGTCCGGCGGCTACTACTACGACAAAAACACCGGATACCGCTGGCAGAATGGAGCCTGGTACAGCCCGCAAGGGTATCAGTGGGTCGACGATGGTGCCGGCGGGCATTATCGCGATCCGTCTACCGGGCTTATCTGGAAGGACGGTTTGTGGGTTGACCCTGCGAATCAGCAGGTATTCATCGGCGGGCAGTGGCAATCTCCCCAGGTGCTTGGCCAGCTCGCCGCAGAAGATGCGCTCATGCAGAATCAGCTGGAGGGCGCTATTACGGCTGAGCGGAACTTTAACCGCGAGCGCATTGAGCAGGCGATGCGTGTTGCTGCTGCAGCACGGAATCCGCTGGCGGCTCCGCTGATTCTTGGGCAGCAGCCGCCGCAGCCAGGGCCGAATACTGCTGCCAACTTCATTGCGAATCCTGCTGACTGGAAGCGGTACGAGGACCAGCAGATCGCGATAGCCGGTTCCCCGATTCGCCCGAGCACGGTGACCGCCCAGAACTTTGCCGCCAACCCGTCTGACTGGAAGCGGTGGGAAGATATCCAGATGGGGCTTGCTCCTGCTGTGGAGCAGCGACGCCTGCAGGAGATGCCGCAGCCGGGGGCGGTGACTGCCTCGAACTTCATCGCCAACCCGGCCGACTGGAAGCGGTACGAGGACGTGCAGCTCGGGATCGCCGGCAACATCCGCTTCCAGCAGCCTGATCCGGAAGAGTGGCGGAAGAACCCTGCGTACCGTTCCTGGTGGGAGGATCAGCAGAACCGCGAGCGCGTGAGGAACATCGACGAGTACATCCAGCAGAAGTATGGAAGCCGCTCTACTGCTGATTTCCTCAAGGGTATCTACAATGCCGCGAACACCTACTTCTTCGACCCGTTTGCAGAAACCGGCGCGCAGCTGACGCCCGCGCTGCTAAACGCTGCTGCCAATCTACTGCCGGGCGGATACCGGACCGGTGAGTTTGCGAAGCTCGTTGCGAAAGAAACGGCCGGGTACGATGTTGACACGAAGACGAAGTCTGGCCTCTCGGACCTGGTCGAGAGCGTCAGGGAGAGCGGCGGAAACCCGAAAGAGTTTGCTGAGATCCAGCATGCGAAGTTTCTCGAGCGCCCGCTCTGGCAGCAGATTGCTGCAGGAATTGTGTATGACCCGACGAACCTTCTTGGTTTCGGGCTTTTCGGGAAGGCTGATGATGCCGCCGACGTGGCACGCGCCGGCACGCGGCTGAGCGAGATCCTGCGCCGTTCCGATATCGCCGTAGATGCTGCGGAGAGGGCCATCGGCCGCGAGATGGTGGGGGCGATCGGCGGCTACGTGCTGAATGAAGCTGCAGGCGGGAAGGAAAGGACCGGGCTTGAGCCGTGGCAGGCAGCGCTTCTTGGGGCCGGTGTCGGCAACATGACGCGACGGATGGGGAGTGTCCCGGGGATGCTCGGCGCCGCGGCCGGCCAGGCCGCATCGGAATCGCTCAGGGCGCTCCCGGCGCGCGTTCCCGGCTCGGGTGTGATTGCGCGGCTTGCCTCGGGCGAGGCTGGCGAGGCATCGGCCAGGCTGGGTGCACGGCTTGCGCTTGGCGCAGCGGGCGGGATGGCTGGCGCCATGGCGGCCCCGGAGGATGCGTCGCTGGAAGAGCGGCTGGCGTGGATCCTGAGCGGTGCGGCTGTCGGCGCCGGCGGGCTCGACCTCGTGCGTGTGATGACGGACAACCTGGCACGTGCTGCCGGGAAGACGCTCCAACACCGAGTGACGCGCCCGATTGTTCCGGGGCTTGTCGGCGCCGGTATCGGGCTTGCCGCAGCCCCTGACGATGCGACCACGGAGGAGAAGCTGAAGTGGGCGCTCGGGGGCGCCGCGATCGGCGGCGGGATTGGCCTTGCAACGCCCCCGATGAAGGGGTTCACCTCTCCGCTCGCGAGGAAGACCTACGCGGACTGGCTGACTGAAGCGGCCGATGTCCCGGCGGTGAAGGCGTTCCGCGAGCGCGCTGCGGAGCTCGGTCTTTCGGTCGAGGATATTCCGCTCTTCCTGAAAGAGCTGGCGAACGTTGATCGTCCGCTGCCGCTGACGGCGCGCGTGGCTGATGCGTGGTGGGCGTTCCTGTCGAAGTTCATCGATGCTGCCCAGGCGCGCCGGATCGATAATCGCGTGTACTGGATTGCCGAGGCGTTTCGGCAGAACAATGACATCATCCGGCGGCTGGTGCCGGTGTGGGCGAACATTGCCGGTGCTGATGATATCGCCCGGAACTTTGATGTTGATGAGCTTGGCCGTGTCCTGATCGATGAAGACACGGCAGTGCGGGTGTTCCCCGACCCTGTGGTCCGCGCCCAGTATGCCGTGCCGGATCGGCCGGGCAAGTACATCGTTCCTGTTCTCAAGCAGACCGAAGACGCTCTTGAGATGCGTGCAATCGGCGCGACGCTTTCCGATGTTGCTGCGCGCGCAAAGATGTACAAAGAGCTCGGGCTGCTTACTGATGAGCAGTTCAAAGCCCTGGAGCGCGCTGACCGTGCCCTGCGTCCGCTCTATGAGATGGCGCTGTCGATGGGGCTTGAGCCGGACGATCTGGCAACCGGCGATTTCTACTTCCCGCGCGGCGAGCCTGTTCCTGTTGAGCGTGTCGATGTCCATGTCGAACCGCAGGGGATTCGTCGGGCGCGGACGGTGAGCGGGCTTGAGGGACGGAAGTGGCCTACAGCCGGTGAGGCGATCGCTACTGCCGGAGTGAAGTACCCGAATCCCGACCAGGTGCTGGTCTCGCATGTGCAGTCGATGCTTGACGAGATCAACCTGAAGTACCTGAGCGACCAGCTCGACAAGGTTGTTATTGACGAGAAGACCGGGGCAAAGCTCGGTGACCTCCGCGTTCAGAAGGGCGTGCGGCAGGCGCTGGATGACCTGAATGCCGAGGCGCGGAAGATTGAGTCGCAGGCGCGGCGTGTGAAGGCGCAGTCTGCGCGCATCCAGCGCGATATCCGCATCGAGATGCGCGAGATGAGCAGCCTCGGGACGAAGATTGACCGGCTGGTTGCTCAGGCGAACCTCAGCGACGAAAGCCTGGCCGTGCGCCTCAACGCCGCGAGAACGGCCCATGATCTTGCGAAGCAGGAATTTGATGATGCGCTCTCGTCCATCAGCGAGTATGCGCGGAAGACGCAGGGGGTTGCCGGGCAGGCAAGTTCTGCGCGGCAGGAGCTGAACTCGCTGATTCGCGAGGCGAAGATGCTCCAGCGCGAGGCGAAGCGGGTCAAGGTCGGCGAGGGGAACCTCCAGGATTTTGTCAACCGCGCGATGAACTACCGCGCCAAAGTTGCCAGCATGAAACGGGCCCTTGCCAGCGATATGGCGGAGCTCCATGTGCAGATCGAATCGCTCGCCGATGTTCCCGGCCGCGGCAAGGCTGCCGGGAAGGCCGATGTTCTGAAGCCCGTTGCGAAGGACCTTGCCGCGCAGTACGAGACTGCTGCCGCCGAGCTCGAGCGCATGAGCAAGCAATTCAAGGGCGTCGATCGGCAGGTGAGGAGTGCTCTCCGGACGATCGAGAAGACCGCAAAGGAGGAGGGGCGGCTGACGCAGGCGATAAAGGACGCGGTTGCCCGGCGCCGGGCCGCTGATCTCCAGCAGCTTGTCGATGCACGGAGCAAGCGTCTCGCCAGCCTTCTCGAAGCTGATGAGAAGGCAAGCCAGAAGATTGCCGAGCTCGGCCAGCAGCTTTCCGAGAACAGGGCTATTGCGGATGTTCTCAAGAAGGACATCAGCGAGACCGAACAGCTTGCTGCGGTTTACAGGCGCAGATGGTCGAGCACGCTTTCCGATGCCGGCCTGAATGTGAAGGGGTGGGACCAGGTCCCCGTTCCGCCGGAGATCGTGAACCAGCTTGCAAAGGTTGTGCGCAAGCCGTCGCGGTTCTCGCCGATCTGGGACATCTTCGACCTTGTGAACAACTCGTTCCGGTTTATTGGCGCATCGCTCGACATGGCGTATTCGATGACTGCCGGCGTGTTCGGCCTGTACGACAACCCGAACATTACGCGCGCATCGTTTGCTGATGCCCTCAGGGCAGCAACAGGGCTGAAGAGCGAGTGGCAGATCCTGCGCGAGATCGAAGACGATGCCGTGAAGCGCGGTCTCCCATCGATCGCCGAGCTTGTCGGGAAGGGCGGCCTTGAAGTTGCCCCGTCAGAGGTGCTGCTGCGGGCGCTCGGAGACGAGGACTCGCTTTCGCGGAGGCTTGCGCAGCTGCCCCCGTTCCGCCAGGCGGAAGTGATGTTTACGATGCAGGGGAACAGCGACAGGCTCCGCCGGGCGTATGCGCTGCTGGAACAGGCGCAGAAGCGCGGGGTGGATATCAGCGACCCGGATGTGCTTAAGCGGATCAGCAACGCTGCGAACCTGCTCGGCGGCCGGGCGCGGACCGGTGCGATTTCGGCCTTTACGACAGAGAAGGCGATGAGCCGGACGTTCTTTGCGGCGCGGTTCGTTGAGTCCCAGATCGAGACAGTGATGAACGCACTTCTCTCGGGCGGTGTTGAGGGGGATGTGGCCAGGCGGGCGCTGCTGCGGCTGGGCGTTGGCGGCGGGCTGCTGACGTTCGGGCTGAACGAATTCCTGGGGCAGCCGACGGAGTGGGACCCGATCAAGGATGGCCGCTGGAATCCGAACTGGATGAAGGTGCGGATTTACGGACACGATGTTTCGCTGTTCGGATCGTTCGACAGCTTCATGCGCGGGGTGATGAGCAGTGCGCTCAAGAACCCGTCGGAATTCATTCGGCCGCGCCTCGCGCCGCTTCCCGGCCTGCTGGCCGATCTCCCGTCGATCTACTTCCGCGGGGAAACCATGACGGGCTACCCGGTCAAGAAGGGCGATTGGCTCAGCTACGCCCCCATCCCGTTTACTGTGCGTGACGTGATTGACCGTGTGCGCGAGGGGAAGGGGTCGCCCGGCGAGATTGCGTTCGGGGCGGGTCTTTCGTTCCTCGGCATCAAGGCGTCTCCGCTGACTGCGCGCGAGAGGCTGAACGAGGCGATGAACAACGCCTACGAGAAATACGAGTTTGCCCCGAAGGGCCTGGACGGCCAGCCGCTCAACTATGACAAGCCGGATGATCCGTTGAGCGACCCGCTGTTCGTCCTGTTCTTCGAGAAGCAGCATCCGGAGCTCATTCCGGAGAGCAGCTCGAAGGTGGCGAAGGAGATCAAGGAGACGCGCGCCGAGTACCAGAAACGGCTGGAGGCAGTTGCGAAGCGTGCCGAGTCCGGCCAGATCACGCTGGGCGAGTGGAAGGAGCAGCGGAAGATCATTCTTGCCGAGCAGCGGGGTGCGCTGGCGAAGCTGGTCGAGCAGCTGCCCGAGCCCAGGGCTGTGCAGCCCGGGACGCCTGCTGAGTGGGTGCGCGCTTACTACCAGACGTTCGAGGAGGCCGAGGACCCGGAGACCGGCCTGCTCGATTACGAGTGGCTTGATGCGCTCCAGTCGCAGTGGAGGGCGAAGTACGGGCCTGAGGCTCAGCGCTACATCGATGCGCTGATGTACGAGAAGGCGCTGCCCGGCATCGAGCAGGAGTACCGGAGAGTTGTGAACCAGCTGACCCGCGACGGGTACTTCCCGGGGCTCGACAACTCGATCTCGCGGCTTGCGGTGAAGATGAGCGACCTGCCTGACAAGACGCTGATGGACCTCCGCGCAGCAGCGCTCGATGCGATGAAGCGTCCCGAGTGGGCCGCGCTGGAGAAGGCCCCGCTGAAGGACCGGCTCATCCTCTACTTCACGCAGAAGGGGTATCCGGTCGAGGTTGCCATTGATGTTTACAACCTCGGCGTTGAAAAAATGCAGAATCCGGACTTCGTCATTTACAAGAAGCTCCATCCAGACCTGCTCATCTGGCTGGATGACAACGCTACCTATGACACGGTGAAGGCTCTGAACGAGCAGTACCGGAGCTACTAGTACTCGTGGTAGTAGGTGTGGTCGAGGACGCTCGTGTCTTCGTCCGGGTCGTTGCACAGGCCGTAGAGCACCGGCAGAACAATGAAGAGCATGATCATGATGAAGGTCCCAGGCCGCATACAGCCAGTGTACGCCATGCTGTCAAGAGGTTTTTGCGTTTAGGGAAGCTACTCTGCAGGTGTGTGGTACGTTTGATAAGAAACCAGCAAAAGGAGTATGCGCTTTGGCAGTAGAGAAGCGGATTCACCCGATCCTCGCCAGGCTCCAGGACGAGGCTGCATCGGCTTCCGGCGCGACGGAACCCGAGGAGCAGACGGAAGAGCAGGAAGGCGCGGCATCGGAAGACGGCTCTCTCTCCCAGGAGATTGCAGGGCAGGAGCAGGATGGCGCGCGGGCAGAACAGCCTGTCGCTCCGCAGGCCGCAGCACAGGCACCGCAGGACGACGTGATTGTCCTCCGGAGAGCCGAGCTGTACCGGCAGATCGAGGAGCTGCAGGAGGCTGATCCTGCGTTCCGCAACGTGCTCAACTCCTATGTTGGGCGGAAGGCGAAACAGCGCTACGAGCCTGAGAAGGCGAGGCTTGAGGCCGAGCTGATGCAGGCGCGACGGCAGCTGCAGGAACTCCAGCTGCGCTCGATGTCGGAAGAGGAGATCAAAGAGCGCGCGGTCAAGGACCCCGTGTTTCGGCGACAGCTCGACGAACTGGCGCAGCCGGTTCCGGACCCGAGCCTGGTGCAGTCGGTGCAGGCGGCGATCGCCCACGCAGAGGACGCTGTGGCGAGGTACATCCCGCCGGAGATGCTTGCCCAGTACCAGCAGATGCTGCGTGCGGGCTACTTCGACCGGGAGGTGCTGCCGAACGGCCAGTGGCGTCAGCTCACGGTGTTCGAATCGCTTGCCAAGTACCAGAACACGCTGTTCAACGCGGCGATGCAGGCTGCCAGGGCAAGCGGTCAGCAGTTTGTGCCGCCTGGTGCGACCGGGGCGGCTGCGCCGCCTCCGCCTGTTCCTCCGCCTGCCGCACCCCCGCCGCCGCCCCCGCAGGCCCAGCAGTCTGCGAAGGCCGGGGATGCTGAGGAAAAAGGTGAAGAGGAGCAGCGGAAGGCGCCGACGCCGAACCGGAGGATTGCGCAGATGCGGCCCGACACGTCTGCGCCTGCCGGCCGCGGGTCAGGGCTTGGGCGCATGAGCCTTTCGGAATTCCGGCGGCTTTCTCCGCCAGAGCGGCTCCGGATGTTCCCGACGGTTGAGGACTACGAGCGTGCGCGGGCGGAGGGGATCATCTACGACGACTAGCTAACCACGCACACGAGAGTGGCGGCGGAGGAGGAGAACTACCATGCCTTCAGTTACCAAGACTGCGGCAAACGTCCATATCCCGGACGTGTTCGTCCAGGGCGTGATTGCTGCCCTCGAGGCAGAGACGACCATCCAGAACGATGTCGACCGCAGCTGGGATTTCGTGGGCCACGGCGACATCTACCGGAAGGCGCGCTTCCCGAACCTGACGGTGGCGGCCAAGGCGGAAGCTACTCCGCTTACCCCGCAGGCATACACCGACACCGAACAGACCATCCAGATCAACACGTACGTGGCGAGCGCGGTCGCGATCGAGGACAACGTCAAGGTCCTCTCGCAGAACGACCTGCGCGCCGAGTTCATGAAGAAGATGGGCTACGCCATGGCCCGCAAGATCGACGTTGACCTTGCGGGGCTGGCGGGCTCGTTCCCGCAGGTGGTCGGCACGTACGGTGTCGAGGCCACGTTCGAGACGCTGCTCAGCGCGATTGCGCTCGCTGCTTCTGCGAACTACGACCCGACGGACGGGTTTGTCTTCTACGTCTCGGCCCCGCAGTACTACGCGCTCATCAAGGATGACCGGTTCAGCAACGCCGACTACGTCGGGCAGGGCAATGCCGAGGGCGCGAACCGGAAGGGTCTTGTCGGCATGTGCGCCGGTGTGCCGGTGAAGATGAGCAACCTGCTTACCATCCCGGCTGCTGGTCAGCACGACAACTTCCTGCTGAAGGACGAGTGCGTTGCGCTCATCATGGCGATGGAGCCGAAAGTCACGACCCAGGTCCGTGCGCTCGAGGCTGACGAAGTGATCGTGATGAGCGAGATCTACGGCTACTCGCAGGTCACGCGCTATTCCGAGGCCCCAGGCAACACGACTGCCACGAACGAGGGCTGCGTGCTGGTGCGCGGCGTTTAGGGCAGCAACTCAGCAAACTGACCGTACAATGGCTCCGAAGCATGGGTAGGCCATGTGGAGGAGCCATTGCGGTCATATATCACCCACAGGTTCAGCGAAGCTTCAGGCGGCTGGATCAGCAAAGAAAAAGAGTACGTCATCGACGAGGTCACGATTCGAGTAACGCTCGACGGCGAACAGAGCGTTGCCATCTTTGACAATCCGTCTGCTCTTCTTCTTGCTGTAGCGCCGACGATGAAGCAGGCGCTGGAGAAGCTACCAAGGGCGCTGGACTACCATTTCATTCCTGTTGTGCCGAAGCGGAAAGCGTTTGCCGACGGCAGGCCGTGCTGCGACCAGATGAAGCAGAAGCCGGGCACGCCGCTGAAGATCCGCATCGTCCCGTCCATGCTGCAGGCCAGCATCGACAGCGATGATGCGGTGGTTGGCGATGACACACGCAGATTGCTTGTTGACAACAGGATGGACTGGGAGGTCATCGTGCACTGCTGGCGGCCGCTGATTACCGCGCCGCCCGGGTATGTCGAGCAGGACATGCGCGAGATGATTGCCGGCGATCCTGAGGGGTTTGTGCCGTGGGAGAAGATGCCCCCCAATGCATGGCCGACCCTGCGGAAAAAATTCACGGAGGGCAACGGTGGACGTTGACAAGTATTTCACGAACGAGGCGGCCGTCCAGGAGGTCGACAGGAACACGCGGTTCAAGAACCGGAAGGTCAAGTACTGGCGGAAGCCGGACGGATGGATTCTGCTTGGGCCGGAGATCAGCACGGACTCTCCGAAGTACCAGCAGTGGCGGGAATTCGGCTGGCGGGAGCTCCCTGACCGGTTCGGCGTCGAGGTGGCGTACACCCTCGATTCGACGATGCTCCCCGCCAAGGGATACGCGGAGCGGGATGCGAACCGCTGGATGACGAGGCTGATCGCCAACGGCGGGCTGACGTACGTGATCACGGAGTCGGACGACTTCGGGAAGCCCGGAGAGTATCTCATCACGAAGAAGCAGCTCATCTCGATGGGCTTCCACAAGATCAAGGCGGTGACGGATGTTCGCCCGGATCTGCTGGAGGTGGCCATCGTCAAGTGTCCGTTCGGCTGTCCCCGGGAGTTTGCTGCGGAGACGCAGTTCGAGGCAGAGGCGGCGAAGAACCAGCATGTGGCCGCGGTGCACCGCGAGGCTGTGGTGTCGCAGTCTGTCGGTTCTGCGGTGGCGTCGGCGATCCAGTCCGTGATGCCTTCGAATCAGCCGTCGACGACCGAGCTCATTACCGCGGTGACCACGGCGATTCTCGCAGCGCTCAGGGCGCAGGGTGAACAGGCGATGTCGGCCGTTGCGACCGCTGCCGTGGCCGGGGTTGATGCGCCCGGGGACGACGCTGACGGGGCAGACGGGGAGCAGGCGGAGGATGCGCCTGGTGTGCACGGCATGACGGAAGATGACGCGTTCCTGCGCGACATCCAGTACGTGGAGACGGCGAAGCGGACGGACCTGCAGCGGTTTGCGCCGATGCGCGGCATCAAGCTGCCGTCGAACCACGGGTTCATGACGAATGAGCAGCTTCGGCAATTCCTGAAGGAAGAGCTCATCAAAAAGTACAAAGGGAATGAACTCGGGAATGCTGCCGTAGAATCGCTGTGAGACTGCCCCCGATTACTGGGGCTACCTGGAGGTAGGCAGGAATGCCGATTGGCGGTAAGGATTACGGCACACTTGAAGGCGGGCTTGTTGCCCTTGGCGCTGCGGAGAAGCGGTTTCTTGAGCCGAAAGTGCTGAAGACGCTGCTGCTGCCGATGCGCTGGCATTCGGCGCACTTCGTGCTGGACGACTTTGCCGGGCGGTCGCTCGATACCTCGCTCTGGGCGACGGCTGCCGGCACGGGCGGCACGGCGTTTGCGGTCCCGGCTGAGGGAAGCGCTCTCGCGGGGCTGTCGGTTGCGCGCGGTGCGACTGGCACGACGAGCGGCACGGTGGTTTCGCTCCGCGGCTACCCGTTCTGGCTCGGCGACAAGAACGCCGGGATGGCGATCCGCTGGCGCGCTTCGGCCGTTACCACGCTGGGGTTCGAGATCGGCTTTACCGATCCGCTGACGTCGTATACGGCGAAGACGGTAACCGACATCGACGTCCCGACGATCGGGAACGGTGCGGTGACGGTTGCGCTGCTTGCGCGCGACCCGTCCCAGACGCTGACCACGGCGGCCCTGGTGCTGGACGGCGATACGACGTATCCCACGTCGAAGATTGATCTCGGCACGTGGGCGCCTTCGGCGGCAACGTGGTACACGACGATCATCCAGCTGGCCCAGGACGCTGTGCGCGTCCTCGTGTACAACACGAGCAATCCTGCCGAGCCTGCGCTGGTCAATGGCGGCGATAAGAGCTCCGGGAATGCGTTCGAGGGCGGGACGGCGGTGCTGCCGTACGCTGCGTTCTACAACACGAGCGGTGCGAACATCGACATCGACGTCGACTTCGTGGCCGTGTGGAGCGACCGGTGATGCCCGGCGAGGCAGCGGTGCCAGGCCGAGCGTTTGGGGCGCATTTCCCGGTGCCTGCCGGGCGTGTCCCGGCCGGCGGAATGGTGGCGACCGGCGGTGCTGCGGTGCGGGCGGATGGCGGTCCGGTTGCAGGGGGTGCCGGGCAGGGTGCTGGCGGAGCCCCTGCCCCGCTCCCGCAGCGGAGAACGGTCCCGGTGGCTGTGCTGCTGCGCCCCGGGCAGAAGCCGTACTGGAGGCGCTGAGCGATGGCGGAAGATATCTACTGCGTACGCGGCGATGTCGGCGGCGCCGATGCTACCGGCGTTTCGCTGACCACGACGCCGGCGGTGATTGCGTTTCCGTTCGGGACGCGGTATGTGCGGCTGGCCGGGCGCGCGTATGTGACCGGCGTGGTTGCCCAGGTGAAGCCGTGCCCGTGGATTCATGTCCTGAAGAGCACCGACAACGGTGCGACGGCGACTGATGCGAGCGAGGCGGTGCAGGACAGCACGGCTTCGACGACGCTCGGCCTCGGCGGCTTCCCGCCGGGAGCAAGCGGCGGGCGGCTGTACATCGGTTCGCATACCGAGTTCCGCGGCCTTGCGGTGTCGATCGGGACGGCGAACACGGCTGCAGGGTCGTTGACGGCGGAGTACTGGGACGGCTCCGCCTGGACTGCGCTGGCGGGGCTTACGGACGGCACGGTGAGCGCTGGCGTGCCGCTGGCGCAGAGCGGGCGGATTACGTGGACGGTCCCGTCCGGCTGGGTGCAGGTTCCGGGGGTGCAGGCGTTCGGCGCGCAGGCGCCGGGGTCCGGGAACCGGTGCTTCTGGGTGCGGCTTTCGTGGTCGGTTGCGCTGAGCGCGAATACGAGCATTGCGCAGATGCTGGCCATGCCTGCGCTGACCAACTATTTCGAGGTTGCCGAGAACCAGCCTGTCGAGTGGGGCATTCATGCCGGTCCGCTCGGCACGGCGGGGATCGAGGCGCGGATGGACGCAGGCACCGGCCGGCTTGTGGTCGGATTCTCATCGCCCGGGAAGCTGCGGCTGTGACCCGGTGTGCTGGAGGTTGAGCGATGCCGCTTTCGAAGGGGACGAGCCGAGAGGCAGTTTCGAAAAACATCAGGAAGCTCCGCGAGGAGGGGTATCCGCAGGAGCAGGCTGTCGCCATTGCGCTTGATGTGCAGCGGAGGGCGAAGCAGGAGAAACGGAATGCCAAGAACCGTTAAGCTCGGGGCGAAGTTTGAGCTGAAGTCTGGCATGTCTGCCGGGAATCGTAGGCAGCGAGTTGTGGAGGTGGTGAAGCAGTGGCTGGCTTCAAGCAGACGTGGGAAAACAATGTCCTGAACGCGGTATTTCGCAACACTGCATTCAGCTCGCCGGCGACCGTGTATGTCGGGCTGTACACGGCTGCGCCGAGCGACACGGCCGAGGGGACGGAGGTGAGCGGCGGGGCGTATGCGCGGCAGTCCGTGACGTTCGGCGCGCCGTCCGGGAACCCGGCGCAGATTTCGAATTCGGCTGCGGTCACATTCCCGACGGCGACGGCGAACTGGGGGACGATCACGCATGTTGCTCTGCACTCGGCGTCGACTGGAACGGGCAACCAGATTGCGTGGGCCCCGCTGAACACGTCGAAGGCGATCAACACGGATGACCAGGTGGTCTTCAACACCGGTTCGCTGATTGTGCAGCTCGACTGAGAACAAACGACGGCGGTACGGCGCCGGGAGGTTCCCTGCGGGACAGTTCCCGGCGCTGGATCCAGCACGGATGTGAGGTAGAGGCAGATGCCGCTTCCGCAGAACTACCAGTACCAGCTCCTGACGCAGGAGGAGCAGGACGAGATCATCGCGACCTTCCTCAAGGCGCAGGAGCGCGACCTCTTCACGCACCGCCTGAACCTGCAGCGTTTCGAGGCGATGCTGCCGAGCCTACCGGCCGGGGAGTTCAAACAGCGGATCCAGCAGCTCCGGAACGAGACAATCGATCGAATCGCCGAAGTAGAGGCGATTATCGAGAAGACCCTTCCGCAGGCACCGCCGGTAGAGAGGATGCAGGAAGCCATCGCGAGGGTCGAGCAGAGGGCGACGGGGCAGACAGCGCCGAAGGCGTAGCGCCATGCCTGCCTACATTGCTGTTTCCCATTCCACCCCCCCCTTCATCACTGCCTACCCGTGGAATCCCGGGTTCGGAACGAAGTACAGCGACCCGGCGACGCTTCCGGCTGGCCACGGCTACGGCGTTGCCTTTAGCCCGCATGGCAGCGCTATTGCCGTTGCCCACTCCACTTCGCCCTTCATCACCGCCTATCCGTGGAACCCGGGCTTTGGGACGAAGTACAGTGACCCGGCCACGCTGCCGGCTGGCTACGGCAACGGCGTTGCCTTCAGCCCCGACGGCAGCGATATCGCCGTTGCTCACTTGACCACACCTCGTATCACCGCCTACCCATGGAACCCTGGCTTCGGAACGAAGTACAGCAACCCGCAAACTCGTCCGGCTGGTGACGGTTTAGCCGTTGCCTTCAGCCCCAACGGCAGCGCTATTGCCGTTGGCCACTTCAGCTCCCCCTACATCACCGCCTACCCGTGGAATCCCGGGTTCGGGACCAAGTACAGCAACCCGGCTACGCTGCCGACCGGTACCGGGAACGGAGTCGCCTTCAGCCCCAACGGCAGCGCTATTGCCGTTGCTCACGAGATCTCCCCCTTCATCACCGCCTACCCGTGGAATCCCGGCTTCGGGACCAAGTACAGCAACCCGGCCACGCTGCCGGCTAGCATCGGCTACAGCGTTGCCTTCAGCCCCAACGGCAGTGTTATCGCCGTTGCCCACGCCCTTTCACCCTACATCACCGCCTACCCGTGGAATCCCGGGTTCGGAACGAAGTACAGCGACCCGGCGACGCTTCCGGCTGGCATCGGCAAAGGCGTTGCCTTCAGCCCCGACGGCAGTGTTATCGCCGTTGTTCACGAGAACTCCCCCTACATCACCGTCTATCCGTGGGACCCCGGATTCGGGGCAAAGTACAGCGACCCGGCGACGCTTCCGGCTGGCATCGGCCGGGGCGTTGCCTTCGCGGAAGTTTCCACGGGCACACTGAAGGAGTTGCAGGCAACGATTTCGTCAGCGGTAACGGCCTCGGCTTCTGTCACCCGCCGGAGGCTGCTCGCTGCGTCGGC